AAATCGAAGCCTAATGCGTTGAGACGGTCTACGATACCCTGACAGAAGCCCTGAAAAATGCCTTTGATCTGCTCCCAGATCGCCGTGATTTTCGCTCTGAACTCATCGTTTGTTTTCCAGAGATGCACGAACGCCGCTACCAGCGCCGCAATCACCGCGATAACAGCGATCACTGGCGCACTGATACCGCCGATAGCACCGCTGAATGCTGCAAATGCGGATTTTGCACCCGCAATAATGGTCGGAAGATTGGAGATAAACTGCATGAGCTTGCCGACTGTGACCATTGTTTTGCCGACAACCACAAGCAGAGGTCCCAGCGCTGCCGCTACCAGAGCAATTTTGATGATCGTTTCCTTTGTCGCCGGATCCATCTGATTCAGCTTATCGACAAGAGCTTGAATCTTGGTGACGATCGCACGGATCGCAGGCATAAGAATCTCACCGAAGCTGATAGCAAGCTCCTCAAGCTGAGATTTCAGAATGGTAAGCTGTCCGCCGAGGTTGTCCTGCATGACAGCAGCCATTTTTTCAGTAACGCCGTTGTAGCCGTCAATTTCGTCAGAACAGGTGCTGATCGCACCTTCGAGCTTTTCGATATCACCCGGTGCGGCGTTCATCAGCGCAAGGAAGCCGGACATGGCGTTTTTGCCGACCAATGCCTGTGCAGCATTCGCCTTTTCCGATTCCGACATCTGCGAGAATGCCACACGGCAGTCCGCAAGGATATCGTTCAGATCACGCATCGAACCATCCGCATTGGTGGTTGCGATCTCGATCTCTCCGAAGGAGTCACCGCAGAATTTTACCTCTCCGGCAAGCGCATTCATCATAGATCGGAGCGCCGTACCTGCCTGTGAGCCCTTGATACCACTGTTTGCCATCAGACCGATTGCCTCGGCAGTATCCTCACAGGAGAATCCCAATGCACCTGCAACAGGCGCACAATACTTGAAGGTTTCGCCCATCATGGACACATTTGTATTTGCATTGGACGATGCCGCCGCAAGTACATCCGCAAAATGCCCGGAGTCCGCCGCCGTCAGTCCGAATGCTGTCAGCGCATCGGTAACAATATCTGATGTGGTCGCCAAATCCTCACCGGATGCAGCAGCGAGGTTCATGATGCCCTCGATACCGTCAAGCATATCGCCCGTTTTCCAGCCCGCCATTGCCATGTAGTTCATGGCTTCTGCGGCTTCAGATGCGGAAAATTTTGTCTTTGCCCCCATCTCACGGGCTTTGTCTCTCAAGTCTTGCAATTCGTCACCGGTCGCACCGGATACTGCGGCGACCTTGCTCATGGCAGTATCGAAGTCCGATGCCGTTTTCACAGCGGCAGTACCGGCAGCAAGAACAGGCACGGTCACATGGGTAGTCAGTGTTTCACCGACATCGGCAATTTTGCCGCCGACCTTTTCGAGCGTTTCACCCGCCTGTCCGATTTTCACCAGAGCCTCTTGGGACTTGCTTGCCTCCGTTTGCAGGTTCTGAAGCTCCTGTTCAGTTTCGATGATCTCACGCTGCAGGGCATCGTACTGCTCCGGAGAGATCGGATTGCCGAACTCATCGGACACATCCTTTGCCTGTTGTTTCAAGCCAGACAGTTCGTCTGATGTTTCCTTGATCTCACGCTGCAAAGCATCGTACTTCTCCTGCGAGATCTCGCCCTTTGCAAGCTGCTCATCGGCGGTTTTCGCCTGTTCCTTCAGTTCTTTCAGCTTGGTTTCGGTCTCACCGATCTTCTGCTTGATCGGATCGTATTTTGCCTTCCAAGCATCATAGTTGTCTTTGGTTTTGGCAGCTTCCTCGCTGGCTTTTTTCAGGGTATCCAGCCGTTCCTTCGTGCTTTTGACTGCATCACCGAGGAGCTTTTGCTTTTGAGCAAGCAGCTCTGTATTTTTCGGATCGAGCTTCAGCAGCTTTTCGACATCTTTGAGCTGTGTCTGTGTATTTTTGATGTTTTTATCAACGGATTGCAGAGCCTTACTGAGTTTCGTAGTATCGCCGTTGATCTCGACTGTAATACCCTTAATTCTTCCTGCCATGCGATATCACCTGCCTTTCAGGAAAATAAATATACCTACTGTGGTAGGTAGACAAGTAGGCTGGATAGGTGTATAATACGGCTATCTCCTGTGTAGTGTTTCGGCTATGCTTTTGTGCTTCAGTTCCCTCGGCTCAAAATGAATGATGCTGTAAAACAGATGCATAACAGCACCCGCGCCGAAGGTGGATATAACAGTGCCGATGCCGACATTGCCGCCGAGCAGCCAGCCAATCAGTGTAACGAATGCAAACAGCAATATCTCAACCACACCTATTGGTATCTTCGGCAGACGCTTTCCGATGGCAATCAGCAGACCGTCCTTCGGACCGCAGCCCTGTTCCACCTTCATATACACATACATTCCCAGAGCAATAAACAGGAATCCGAACAGCATATATGCGATGCCAAACCACAGGCTGCGGTTTTCAGGATATGGGGAAATATCGCAAAGTAGCTGTGTCAGATTTCCGGTAAGCAGTGCATCAAACAGCGTTGCAAAACCGATGCTCTCACGCAAGAGTAGCTGTAATATGACCGCCGTGAGAGATATCGCCACCATAGTACCGCCATAATTTAGCGGCACATGACGGGATATCCCCACAGCGAGGCTGTCCCACGGTGCAAGACCGATGTTGGCGTAGATCGTCAGGTATACACCGAAGGAGTAAATTGAAAGCCCGAGGAGTATTTTCAGAAATTGCCGCACGATGATATCCGCACTTTTTCGGGATGATTTCCCCGAACTGCCGCGCTTTTTTGGCTTAGAAGGCATCCATCTGCGCCTGAGTTGCCTTATACGGGTAATTATAGTCATCATTATCCTTTTCAATGAACATTTCGTTGACCATTCCGATCGTGAGCAGATCAAGGTCAGTAAGACTCAGCCCGATCTGCACACATCGGAGAAGGAACAGCGGCGTTGTCATCTCGCGGTCAACTGGGCGAGATTTTTTTTTGATTCTGCCTGTGTCTCCAGATTCATGCCCCAAAGCTCAAAGAGCTGCGGAAGCACCTCGTAGATCGAGAAGCAGTTGAACTGTTCGAGCCAGTCATCAGGGCTGTCAGGAACATTCTCCGGATCGGCGTGCTTTGCCATCGTCCATGCGATATTCTCGAACACCTCAAGGCTCTCGATGCCGAGACCGGAATCCTGCTCATCGCTTTCATCCACAGAATCCTTCAGTGCCGCAAAATCCTTGAAGATGTCCTTGCGAAATTTGGCACGATAAAGGCGAGGCAGGGTTGCACTCGCCTTGAAAGGAACCTCGATGCCGTCAACAGTGATGATTTTCTTGATAGCCATATTCTTTCTCCTCCGAATCAGTCAGTAGTGGTTGCTGCGGCTGTGCTGCCGCCCTTTGCGGTACTTGCCGAACGTGTGCCGGTGCTGTTGGTAGTTGCTGCGGTCGGGATATACACAGCGCCGTACCAGTTGTTGTAGGTCGCCTCGTCTGTATTCTCACAGGTCTTGCCCTTCACCAGACCGGAAGGCAGCGCAGTAGCCTTCAGCGACAGTGTTTCCGTCTTGACCTCAGTGGACTCCTCCGTGGTGGAGCTTTCGGTCGAGGGGCGGGATGCCGAACAGCAGTACAGCACATGACGGATGTGATTCTTGTCGCCGTTGAACTCAAAGAGCAGTGCAAACTGTGCGGATTCTGCATCATTGCGCTCCACAAGGACACCCTTGCTGTCGAGCTGCTCGCCGAGGATCGCCGTTGCAAAGTCGGTCGTAATCAGGGCGACCTCCAGATCGCCCTCGTAACCGGCGTTGTTATTGATGACGTAGTACACGCCGTTATCGGCAAAAAAATTCTCATTTTCGCCGTTGGCATCGATAGAAAGCGATACCGCACCGGGCAGGCGCACCGGCGTTGCGAAGGTCGGCACACCGTCTTCAGACCATGCCGTGATCTTCGCATAATGAACCTTATTCAGACCGAACTTGACTTTGTTTTTCTGAAGTGCCATGCTTATACCTCCATGATATAGAGGACTTCATAGAGCCGTTCCGACTCAATCCATACCTCAGATTTTGTGTAATAGATGTTGTGCTGCAAGAGGACTTCCTCCACCCGCTGTTCCGTGTCAGGCGATTTTTCATCGGTGTATAATTCGATGTGCAGCTCTTTGAAGCTGTGATACATCAGATTATCCGCTGAAAACGTATCCTCGCCGGGAGACAGGAACAGCGTGAACGGAGGCTCCGGGCTTTCACCCTCTGCGAAATGATGATACGCAAAGGGGAGCCCGATCTCCTGCATCATTTCATTGATCTCTTCATAGGACATAGTTGTTACCTCATGACAGTGCTTTTTCGATGAGGGATTCCAGCATCTGCTCACCGTTTTCCTCAGCCGGAGCGATATGCGGAATTGCCGCAACTCTGCCGCCGCCCCTTTTCGCATGACCGTGCTCCAACAGGTGTGCAATCTGGTAGCGGTTCTTGGAATGCACCGTCATTTCGAGTGTATGACTGTTTTCCTTCACCTTTTTTGCAGCCCAGCTCTTTGCATACCGCCCGGATTTCTCAGGAGCGTTTTCGGAGATCTCATTCTTGACGGCGGTAGCAGTCTTGCGGACAGCCTTCTTCATCGCTGTATCCGCAAGCTCTGCATATTCCGTCAGTCCCTTCATGACCTCCGATGCCAGATCGTCAATAGATGTCATCCTTTGCACCTGCCTTTCGGGATTCGCATATCAGCTTCATATAATCCTGCGTCTGGTAATTTGGCGCGATGCCCTTGATGTCGTAGTCCATACCGTCAAAACGAATGCGATATACGGTAGAAGCCATCTTTTTTGTCTGCGGAGTTTGTCGGATGATGACCTCGATTTTCTGAATCGCTCTGGTTACGCCGGTGTTTGTCTCCTCATCTGCTCCGCCCATAGTGTTGGATACAGTCACAGAAGCCCAGAGGGAGAACACCTCCTCCCACTGTGCCTTGTGATTGCCGATAGCATCCTTTTTGACATGATTTTCGAGGACGGCGATGCGCTGATTCAGTTTCCCGATCTCCATCAGACGATGCCCTCCCTCTGTGCGAACAACAGCGCTCGTAGTGTAAGTGTCAGTGCATGATAATCAGCAGTATTGCGGTTTTCATAGAGGTACGAAACAGTATACAGCATAGCCTGCCGGGAGGTTTCCTCATTTTCCGCTAACTGCTTTT